ATGATAGTATATCCTATCACCTTGACAGGGTGGAGGTCGCTGGTTCGAACCCAGTCGGAATCATCGCACGGCGTCAGACGTTGGTATTACAGCGTTTGGCGCCTTTTTCTATGCGTTGACATAAGCGAAGACTTAGGTGTCAGGGTAGCGGTCCTTTAAACCGACAAGGTGGCGGTTCTCATGTTCGGTGACATAATCGAAAGGAGCGACCAAATTGACGGACATTCGAAAAGGGAAACGCGTTAAGAACTCTCGCTCAACAGTCCAGAGAAACACGTACAAACTCGACAAGTTGTTCGAACAGTTTAAGGAAGTAAAGAAAGCCGAAGGTATTGCCTACAGCACGATCAGTCAATATGACGAGAATTTCGCTTACTTTGTCGACTATTTAGACTGTGCAGACATACCCCATGATATACGCAAGATAAACGAGGACGTTTTACGAAGTTACGTAGTTTATATGCGTGAAGAAATCGCGCGGTATTAGGGGCACAAGTATAAGCCTGAGGCCGTACAGACAAAAGGCTTGGCGCCAAGCACGATTAATACGAGGCTTAAAACGTTACGTGTTATGTTTAACTGTTTAATAGAAAAAGGGCTGATTAGAAGTAATCCCGCATTAGGCGCAAAGAACGTATCCGAACCCGAAGAAGCGATATGCGTACTGGAAGCGGATGAACTTCGTCAGTTATTATCCTCACCAAATCAACGGCAATTCGCGGACTTCCGAGATTACGTATTAATGAACTTCCTACTCGACGGCATGACGCGGATCAGTGAAGCTTTTCCGACTTCAATCTGAAAGAACACCTCATAACCATACCGGCGTCAATCGCTAAGAACGGTAAGTTTCGAATTTTACCAATGAGCCAATCGACAACGAAATTAATTGGAGAGTTAATTCGGGAGAATAAAGAGGACTTTGATAGCGAGTACGTTTTCCTAGCTAACTACGGCGAGCCTGTGTCTCGGGATCACTTCCGTAAACAGCATAATATGTTCGCTAAAAGGGCGGGCATCAAGAAAAATGTTCATCCGCATTTATTTCGCCATACAGCCGCAACTATGTTCCTCGAAAACGCTGGAGATATGCGTCACCTTCAATTACTATTAGGGCATTCTGACTTGCGGATGGTGCTCCGGTATACGCATCTGTCAGGTAAATCATTAGCGAAGCAGCATGCGGCATACTCTGGCATTAACCAGGTAATCGGAAAAAATAATAAACCTCGTAAAATTAAACGGTAATCAGATAAAGACCTCGCAGTTAAGCGGGGTCTTTATCTGATTACCGGGGCATACCATACATCATCGAAATACATACCGCTGTCATTACGCCCAAACGTATACTTTACGATATTGTCGCCTTCAACATGGTACGGAACCTCCCAAAATATGGTAAGCTTTTTTACTTCGTCGAAATCCTTCATACTCGCGGCCAAATCTTCGGAGTAATTTTCCGTCATGTTACGTGTGTTTTTGGCGCCAATCTTCACGTCCCACACATAGAATACCTGTACTTTACTAATCGAGGTCTTATGATATTCCTTGTCAGTACGTTCTTCTATGTGGTTTTCTATCGACCATTCTGCACTTGTTTCTACAGGGTCTATGCCTTCGGAGGATTCTTCCTCTTTATCATCGGAAACCTCGTCTTCCTCTGCATCCTTCTCAGGCTTGTCGTCGTCATTCTTAACATCTGCAACTGCTCGATCTGATTTATCCGGCTCGTCTGTGTCAGTGGTAGCGATGAATCCAATGACGGATATAACAAGAATTGCAATACAGCTTCCCATCATTATTAAAGCCTATTTTTCGGATACTCTTAAAAATTACAAGAATCGCCGACACAATTAATGTTGGTACGGCTATTAGGGCTAGTACGAAAAATAAAGTGTTCAATAATAACTCTCCTCTGCGTCCTTTATACAGGAATATTCTACAACATTAAAAAGTTTTTTCATGGAAAATGGTCCAATTTTCGATAGTCTCGTATCCTTCCTTAGTGACATCGGAAAATTATTCCAAAATAAATGTCCCACTTTTTAATTTTTACTGACGATATACGAGTAAGGAAATTGATAGATTGGGTTACACGGATTCACAAGACAACCTCGTAAGCATTGAAGCCCAAACGGAGCACTCGCTAACTACCGGCAAGTCTGAGACACGCATCTTCGTCAAAATGTACGTTGATGCTGTTCGGTCCGGCCTAATCGCAGACATGGGCGAGGATGAAATGTTCGGCACTTATATCGATCAGCGAGATGAGTTTTTGAGAGATTGGGAGTCTGAGGAATATTCTCCTACTGGATCACTTGTTTTTAAAGAGGAAGATGTTGAGGTTAATTGAAGAACTTAGGAAAGAGGCAGGATATTAAAGAGCGCCTGGCGGAAGCGCTCTTCAGGAGGTGAGTTAAAGGGCTTAAATAACGTTGTGGTGTCGGTCTACGTATGTGGATGGACTAGTAACGGACAAATGCTGTGCCGACAATAATCAACAGAATGAAAAGCACCACGATTAACGCGAAGGAGCTGCCCATTCCATAACCACCGCCGTAACCGTAACCACCACGTCCACAACCGCCGAAGCATCCCATATAATTCACCACCTTTCGAAAGGATAGTTCAGTTTATGCAAGTTTCTATAAAACGAGCTAGTAAGAAGCGGAAAGGGAGTAAAATGGTTGAATTTATTAGATTTAATAGAGGAGATTACAAATGAATCAACGTATGCCGGTACAAGAGTACAGAAAGATTAGGAGACCACGGTCTAAGTACCGGAACAAAAAGGTCGAGGTTGATGGCCATGTTTTTGACAGTATCGCAGAGTCAAAGTACTACCAACAACTAAAGTGGCTGGAAGCCAATAAGCAGATATTGTTCTTCCGTCCTCAGCCCAGGTACTTGCTCCAAGAAGCCTTTGAAAAGGATGGCAAGACTCATAGAAAGATAGAGTACATTGCGGACTTTGAGATACACCATACGGACGGATCCATTGAAGTGGTGGATGTAAAGGGAGTCAAGACGGATGTTTTCCGGATGAAGGAAAAGATGTTTCATAAGCGGTACCCGCACAAGTTGTCGATTGTGCAATACGAGAACGGGAGATTTGAGGAAGTGAACTAATGAAAGCTAGATCACCTTTAATTTGGTTCGGCGGCATAGTACCAGCTCTAGTCAAAACCCGGCGATGGGGTATGTCAACGCCTGTCAGGTCATTCGGAAGTTCGTCAAAAGGATGCAGGGAGTAATGATCGAAAGGCTGGATTTCAGGACCTTAATAGAAAAATACGATTCGGAAGAAGCCTTTTTTTATGTTGATCCTCCATATGCCGGCCGAGAAAAGTCTTATGCAGGAGGGTTCACGTTGGAAGATCATTACGAACTGGGAGAATTGCTTAATTCAGCTCGAGGGAAAGTGATCCTATCTTATTACGATGATCCAATAATCGCCGAAATTTATGGTCATTGGAACATTGAGCGACACAGCGCCTTTAAGCAGGCGGTAGGCGGACAGAACGTTGGAGGCCTGGCAGAGGAATTGCTGATCATGAATTATGAGACAAGGCAGTTAAGTTTATTTGATTAACGCATAGCTCAATGTGAGAGAAGAAGAGATATCTTAAGGGGCCATAGCAGCTGTTACAAGAGCTGATCCACAAAGCGCGGTCAAATGACCAGTAATATCAGCTAAACTTTCTAACAAGAAATTAATTGTCATATCAACCACCACCCTGTTTTTAGCTTTAAATAATAATTGCAATGTAATAAGCAATACAAATAACACTGCTAATGGTCTTTGACCAGATGGTCCCTTAAAACATATCTAAAGATATATTAACATTTATTTCGGTTAGAGGAACAGATTTTAGTAAATACGCTGGTTAAAAGAGCAGGGGAACATCCTCCCCTAGCTATCTTAACCAAGATGAAGGAACGCGAACAGATAAGGTAATAAGAAAATTAACAGAGACAATAGGGTTAAACTTATACCTACCCAAAAATATTTCCTCCAACATTGAATAACTACACCAAGAATGAAGACTGCTGCAGGAATTAACCAAAGGGGCATTGGAAACATGGGGGCATCTGGACCATATTCTGATATAGCTCCGGAAGCTGTCCAATAGGATACAGGAAGGACCAAAAGACCGCATAAAGGAAGATAAACAAATCGTAGTATATTGACGATTTTTTTCATAAGAGGGCTCCTTTTTACTTCTTTTCACCTAATTACAACACCTAATTTATTTATTTTTCTGATTATTAATTCGCGATATGAACATAAACGGGCACAGGATGTGATCCCATGCAACAAATCAATCAGGGCCTGAGAGGCATAGTCAAGGGGGGCGTGGTGGCCGATAAGGAGAGTTGATCAGAAATGTGTTGTCAGAAGACCAAAAATAAACAAAAAGCCAGGATCCCTCCCGGCTAATCAAATCGGCAAGTTGATTATACCATATTTGGGAGGGATCTTTCATGAGATTACAAGATATTGAATTAACTAGTACAAATAGACTACAATTAGATTTAATGGAAATACCATCCAGCTGCGTAATTGTCATTTGTGATGGAAAAGCGAAGTTGAGAGAGCTTCCTCCTCATGGAGAATACAAGATTGTTACACACCAGGGGAAAGTGAAGCGGATGCGAAGGGAAGAGGGGGAGGAGTTTTGAATTTCTCCCTTTTTATATAAGGAGAAAAAATGGACAATTCAACTATTAAATTATCTCATGTTATTGAAACTCAGGCGATTTTTAGTGAATGTAAAAAATATCGCTATTCTTTAACACGGAAAGTAACAACATTAAAAGGCAAAATTACTTTTATCATGTTTAACCCGAACATTAGAGATGATATCCAACTGGGTTCTACATCTAATTATTGTTTTAATTATACTTTGGACAATAAATATGGTGCCATGGAAATTGTTAATTTGTTTGCCCTTAGAACCAGAAGCATCAAGGAATTAAAAGAATGTGTAAGGAATAATGATATTGATCCTGTTGGAGATTTAAATAATTGGTATATAGAGAATGCGATTAAAGATGCTGATAAAGTTATATTGGCTTGGGGAGCAGCTGGGGGATTTCAAAGAAGAGATAAATATGTATTGAATTTATTAAAAGAAACACCTTTATACTGTTTCGACACAACTATTCAAGGTAAACCTGAATATCCTAAAAGAAAAAAGGATTACAGCCACCGAAGATTTTATAATTCAATATATGGTGAGGAGAGAGGGAGAGGAGTTTTGAACGAAGATTTAGTAAACTGGATTTTAAAGACAGAATTAAAAGACTGGTTACAATTAATTTCAGTCATTATAGCAACAGTAGCAGCTATAGCCTCATGGAAAGCCGTTAACCTTACGGTAAAACAATATAAGCTAAACGAAAAGCAAAAGGCAATAAAAATAAAACCTATATTTAGGATTAGAGGGATAAGCCGACAAACTAATGGTTTTTTCTTAGATTTAGAGAGTAAAGGCCATCCATTTTACCATATAAAAGATGTGACTTTCACAGGTTCTGGAGTCGAAATTGAAAGATACTTCAATGGAGAGGTTGGAACAGATAAAAGTAGTGCTTTAGATAGCTTTGCAATTGTTGTAAGAATAACCAAAGACGCTACAACCGAAGGAGCCATTCATATAACTGGAATGGATATAGAAGGAAATAAGTTCGAAATAAAAACTCCGGTTATTAAAATAAAGGAAGGAAAATTAGAAAATGGAATAGACATTCATAAACAATACCTGATAGATGTATAGTTCTACTAGCCCATTGGAGGACACTGAGTGGCAAAAATCGAAGGTAGAGGGGGAGGAGTTTTGAGGCTTAGGGATGACTTTTATTTTTGGGCGTCCTGGATATTGCTTGGATGTTTATGCTTTTTAATATTTTATCTGTATCAAGAAGAGTATAAATTTGAAAGGATTCTTGACACCAAAACTATTCTAGGTGTAATAGGAACATTAGGCGGAGCATTCTTAGGAGCTTATTTTGCAGGTAAATACACTGTAAAATCGGTAAGAGAACAAATTAATTATGATGCAGCTAAAGAAAAGGAAAAGGAAAAGGTTAGCCAGCAAAAATATGATGTTTTTCTTAATATGCATTTGAAATTAATGCGTAAAGAAGTAAGTAGAATCTCTTTCTTTAGGAATCTCCACCTTTCACATAATCCGTATAACGTTGATCCTTTAAAGGAAATAGAAGCTGTATTATATAAATTAAAAGAAATTACGAGAACATTACTAAGTATTGATCTTAAGTACATATCTGTAGAAAACTATAAACTACTCGCTGAAATTAACGAAAAAATCTATGATATAGAAATTAATTTTCAAGGGCATTTAGCTACGGAAGAAGATGAGGCAAAAAACCATATTTCAATGGCAGTGCATCAAGCGGATCACTTGATATATATAATAAATGAAAGTTTAAAAAGTTCTACCGGCACACTGGAGGGCACTGAAAAAAAGTGAATTGAGTACGAGGGATGAGGGGGAGGAGTTTTGAAAAGTGAAGACTGGGATTCATTATCTGATGCTGACAAATTGAAAGACATAAAAACGAGATTTCAAGGTCATAAAGACAAAATTAGCAGGTGCAAAAAAAGATTGGAAAATGACTTGTATATTGCTGAGGGAACATATTTTCTGCTAAATAACTTTAGGGATGACTTTTCTGATAAATTAATATTAAATTTTGGGAGAATACAGGAAATAGAAGATCCACCAGACTATGAGTCGTTAACAAGTGCACTAGAAATAGAAAGCAAACACCTCGGCGGTAACTTAGTCGGATTTGCCCAGGAAGCAAAGTTTGAACTATTTATATCAGCAGAGGCTTTGGAGAAAAATCCCGATTTACTTTTTTATTTTACTGCACTGTTGCGAATTAAGACAGGTGAAAATTTCGTTGTTTCATTTGGGGCTTCCAAGTCATGGTCAACCATTATGGGAGTGGAAAATTCAACGATTTCAATCATAGTAAATGAAGAGGTAGACAAGGTTTGGAAATTCGGAAAAAGTAATCACATTACGTTAGAAGATATTCAGTGGGTAAATGATAAAATGGATATATTCAGAGAACTATGTCAAAATGAGCACTTTTCCACCGCGATTGAAAGTTATACAACCTTTAATCATATTTCCAATTTGAGGATGGCCACCGCTTTGATATGGGCAGGAATAGAGTCATTATTTGAAGTTAACCAAGAAATTACTTTTAGGCTCTCAACAATTATTGCATCATTTCTCTATGAAAGGGGAAATGAAAGATATGAGTTTTATCGCAAATTAAGAAAAATGTATGGTTTCAGGTCAAGAGCAGTACATGGGTCAAAAATAAAAACGGAACAGGTTTATGAACATCTAGACAATACCAAGGATATTTTTAGAGCGATACTTACTCGAATTGTCAATGACGGAAAGTTGTATAGTCGGGAGGAATTCGAAAAAAGTATATTTATTTAATAGTCCCCCTGGCCAACCAGAGGACACTGAATGACGCAAAAAGCGTTATTTGGTGTCCTTTTTATTTTAAAGGAGGAAAAACTATGATTATCGCATTTCAAATAGTCCTATTATGTATCGTCGTTATTTCATTTTTAGGGGTGATGGGTACCAATAATGATGTGCTTTTACAGGATAGATTGATGGGAGCCTTTTACGCAAGCCTTGTAGCATTCATCGTGAGTGTGGTTTGGCTATGAACAAAACATTTAAAGAGCAGCTGCGGAACTGGAAACAGCAGCATCAGGAAGTAAAGCAACGCAGGAAGCCACAGAAACGCCGTACAGAGCGATTGACGGAATTCGAACTCAAAAGCCTTATGGATGTAAACAGACCGACATACAGGAGACACAGAGGTTCCTTTAGACAGCGTTAGGAGGTATTTTTATGCCAAATTGGGCGGACAAATTGATTCAAGAATACTCAGATGGAAAAAGCCAATTATTAAGAGCCAGCAAAAATTTGGATAAAAAGAATCCTGTCGAAAGTGAGTACAAAACTATGATTAATAGCATGGTAGAGGATATGGATTTTGCCATTGAGTGGCTAGAAACTGGGAGACAACCAGGAACATATCGGGGCGTTGATAAGAGATCGGTTTATCAAATACGTTCTCTTGAGAATATGGACTTGATTCCAGATATTGCGGATCAGTTGGATGATGTAAATGAACGAAAGCCACTGATGACAAGAGAAGAAAAAATTATTCTCCAGGATATTCTTTCATCATTTTCCCGAAGGGAGCGGCAGTGCTATTTATTGAATGTAGCTCAAGGAATGAGCTGGGCGACAATTGCCGATGAATTAGGCATCAGTAAAAGCTCTGTACAAACGCATATTAAACGAGCTAGAAATAAGGTGGAAAAAAGAATAAATGAGGTGGGATAATAATTTATGTCATGCGGTTGTCATGCGAAGTCTGTACTAGTGATGAATCTTTTTTGTATCTGTCGCGCTGTCCTCTGGAAAAGGATGGCGCTTTTTCATATCTGATTATATAATTTTATTTTATTAATGTCGGGCCACTCACCATTGACAATTTGTGTCGATGGTAAGGGTAAAGCACAATTACCTTTCCTAGGATTTAGGTAGATTAATAGATATCAGTAGCAATGGTATAATGTAGTTCCCATCAATTACTATGAGGCAGATATCAATGTAAGTCATGCTTTCACCTCCCTTCCAGGAAGGTATTAAATTATATGCAGCCACTTTGGAAATATTCAATATGGTTTTGTCGGTTAATGTCGAACGAATTAAGTAGGTAAATAGTCCTTTTTGGTGAAATGAGTAGTCAAAAGGGAGGGTATCTACTTGTCTAAGTCAAAATTAGAAATGCTGGTAGATGATCAACAATTTGGAGTAGGGAACAAAAGCGTCGACACAGGAATTATGATTAATGATCATAACGATGCGGTTGATTATTTGATTCTTGAATTTAATGACCGCTTCGGAAACGTTTCAAGGCAACAGGCGTAACGGCTGACAATCTATCCAAGTCTGTTAAATCAGCGGGTGCTAGGTTTAGAGACTTTACCCGCTCAACCGGAAAATCTCTAGTTAATTTTGGGAACGACCTGAAATCCATCTCTAACAAAACGAAAGAGGTGGGCGATAGTTTAACCAAAAAGATATCCAAACCAGCCGCGGGAGCAGCATCCGCATTAGCGGGTATAGCGATGGTGAAAGGTCTTGGTCGTCTAATAGGCATAGACACAGCCAGAGCAAAGTTACAAGGTCTTGGTCATGATGCTGAAGGCGTGGAGAAAATCATGGAGTCGGCCCTTGATTCCGTTCGTGGCACATCGTTTGGGATGGATGAAGCTGCAACAACAGCAGCAAATGCCGTGGCTGCCGGAGTTAAAGAAGGGAAGACATTAACACGGTATTTGTCTTTGACTGGTGACGCAGCGGCAATTGCTGGAGCAAGCATGAGCGAGATGGGGTCTATCCTAAACAAAGTCAAAACGTCTAATAAGGCATACAATGGCGAACTTCAACAGTTATCTGACAGGGGCTTGCCAGTGTATCAGTGGCTGGCTAAGGAGGCCCACGTGGCCGCAGATGCGGTGTTTGATATGGCTTCCGACGGACAAATATCATCCGAAATGCTGATGAATGCCATCGAGAAAAACATCGGTGGTGCAGCTAAGAAAATGGGGGAAACGTCATTTACAGCCGGCCTCGCTAATATGTGGGCAGCGGTCGGTCGTATTGGTGCTTCCTTTTTGGATGCAGGCGGTAAGGGCGGCGGTTTTTTCTCCCAACTCAAACCATTGATAGCGGACTTTACCGGAAGCCTTGACACGATGGGTGGCATGGCGGAAAAAGCTGGTGTGAAATTCGGAGAAATGTTTGCCAGTTTTATAGACAAAGCGAAAACAGTAAAGTCAGCTTATGACAGATTATCTCCTTCTGTCCAAAGCATCATTGATAAGGTTGCGATCGTTGGGTCCATCATAACCGTTGCACTTGGACCTGTGCTAGTAGGTTTAAGTATGTTCGGAAAGTTTATAGCCAATGTATCTGATGGACTTGGAAAACTATTAAAATTTTTGTCGCCAGCTATAGACAAAATAAAAAAGATCGGTTCGGCTGTATTCAGATCAGGTAAGGCAGTAGGGTTATTGGGGCGCTTGTTCGGCTTTTTAACTGGGCCAATAGGGATCACGATATCTGTGATAACAGGGTTAGCCTCGGCTTTCGTGGTTGCTTACAAGAAGTCGGAAACCTTTAGAAATGTCGTTCAAAATGTCGTTGACAAGGTAAAACCCGTAATCGAAGTCCTTAAAGATGCTTTCGTTTCCTTTAAAGACAGTGCAGTGGATTCATTTTATAGATTTATAGAATTCTATAATAAAGCGGCTAAAAAGTTCAAAGATGGCTTTGGAAAAGTCGTTGATAAGGTAAAACTTGGCATCGAAGTTCTTAAGGGCGCTTTTGCTTTCTTTAAAGCAGATGTTGCTGGTTCTCAATCTGGCAAAGGAAAAGCGATGGGGTTTCTCCTAGAACTTTTACCAGCAGAACAGGTTCAATGGGTTGTGAAAACTACAAAGAAGATAAGGGAAGAACTTTCTGGCCTTATAGATTTTTATGATAAAGTGGCCGGAAAAGTGAAAAAAGGCATGGATTTAATAAAAGGTGCTCTCTCGTACTTCAAGGCCGACTCAGGCACCCAAAAGGGGAAATCCATTGAATTCATGCAGACATTTCTTCCTAATGACGAGATGCACCGTGTTATTAAGGCTGTACAGAAAGTCAAAGGTGTAATTGATAAGGTTAAGGATTATTTTTCAGGCCTCAAGGATTTCTATGATCAACTGACTGAAAAAGTAAATAAAGCTAAGGACTTATTAAGAGGTGCACTTTCTTACTTTCAGGCTGATTCTGGGACTCAGAAAGGAAAGTCTATTGAGTTTATGCAGACTTTTCTGTCCAACGAGGAAATGCATCGTGTCATCAAAGTCGTCCAGAAGGTCAAGGAAGTTATATCTGACGTTACTGAGTTTTTCAAGGCTAGAGCAGAAGAGATTTCAGCTATCTTAGCCAAAGAAGGGCCTAAGTTTCTATCATTTTTTGGTGAAGTTTTCGGAGCGGTTTGGAAAGGCATCAAAACTGTTGCCGCCTTTTTCAGAGACAAAATATACGAAATAAAAGCTTTTTGGGATTCAGACGGAGAACAAATTCTTCAGGCGTTCAAGAATATTTTTGAGGGCATTTCGACTGTAGTGAAAACAGTCATGGATTTTTTAGTTATTGCGTTCAAGAAGTCACTGCCGATTCTGAAAAAAATATTCGAAGGAACCATTAAGGTTTTAGTCCCTATAGCAAAGTCAGTATGGAGTGGCATACGCGGTATTTTTAAAGTAGTGAAAACAACCATTGAATTTTTAGTTGTTGCGTTTGAAAAATCGCTACCAGTCCTGCGAAAAATATTCGAGGTAACCTTTAAGGTTTTGCTTTTCATAGCAGAGGAAATTTGGGACAACATAAGTGGCGTTATAGACGGCGCCATAAAGGTTATCATGGGGATTATTGAAGTGTTCAGCGGTCTCTTTACCGGTGATTTTAAGAAAATGTGGGAAGGGATTAAAAAAATCTTTTTCGGTGCCCTAAAACTTATCTGGAATGGCATACAGTTGATGATGTGGGGTAAATTGCTGAAAGGCGTTGTCACCATTGGAAAGTTGCTGTTCAACGCTTTTCGTAACTCTTGGAAAGCCATAGTAAATACGATCTCCAAAATCGTTAAGGGTATCGTAGATTTTGTGAAAGATAGATTTACAAAATCGAAAGATACAGTGAATGGTATTTTTCTCAAGTTACGAGAGCTGACGAAAAAAGCTTGGGACGGAATCAGAAAAAGAATCGTTGATCCAGTGAAATCTGCGGTTGACGCAGTTAAAGCAAGATTCACTGCTGCTCGTGATACTGTCTATAAAATTTTCAACAAAATAAGAGATATAGCGAAATCAGCTTGGGAAGGTATTAGAAAAAGAATTGTTGACAAGGTTAAATCGGCAGTTGATGCGATCAAGACAAGGTTTACCACAGCTCGTGACACCGTTCGAATTATCTTTAACAAAATTAAAGACATAGCGAAATCAGCATGGGATGGTATTAAGAAAAGGATTATCGATCCTGTGAAATCCGCAGTTGATACGCTGAAGACAAGATTTACTAATGCGCGCGATAATATTCGCAATATCTTTAATAAAATTAAAGAGATAGCCAAGTCTTCCTGGGATTCCATCAGAAAGAGGATTGTTGACCCTGTAAAGTCAGCGGTATCCAGTATCCGAGACAGGTTTACCACGATGCGCCAGACGATATCCGATATTTTCAAGAAAACGAAGGATAAAGTGGGCGAGTATGTTTCCGGAATGGTCAAAATCGTCAAGGATATGCCAGGGCGCATGAAAAAAGGCATCGCGGAAATGAGTTATAAGGTCTACGACGGCATGAAAGGTCTTGCCAACAAAATGGTACAAGGACTAGGAAAAGGTGTTAATGGTGTTATCAGAGGGATCAACGATGTCCTTGGAAAATTGGGCGTGAATGAAAAGAACCACTTAGGTACATGGACTGTCCCGAAGTATAAAAAAGGAACAAAAGGCCATCCTGGCGGGCTTGCAATTGTAGGTGACGGCGGTAAGCAAGAGTTGATCCGGACACCAGATGGGAATTTGATGCTTAGCCCTAATAGGGACACCTTAGTCAATTTGCCTGAAGGGACATCTGTTTTATCTGGAGAGGAAACTGAAGCATTTTTAAATATCCCCGCCTATAAAAAAGGTATCGGTGATGTTATAGGAAGCTTAAAATCAGGAGTTAAAAATACCTATAATAAAGTAAAACATACAGCCCTAGATGTTTTTGAGTATATAAGCAAGCCAAAAGAACTTATGAAAAAGGTATGGGCGAAATATATTCCTGATATGGGTCTTTCGGGTGCAATGTCAAAAATCGCTAAAGGCGGAATCAGCTTTATCAAAAATAAGGCTATTGATTTTGTAAAAGATAAAATGAATGATTTTGCCGCAATTGATGGCGGGTCCTTTAGTTTTGGTGCGCCTTTCCATAAAACATCAGGTTACGGGATGCGTTGGGGAAAACTGCATAAAGGTGTTGACTATGCTGCACCGGCGGGAACACCTATTCCAGCGCAGGCAGGAGGTAAAGTCATTTCTGCTGGCTTCGGAAAATCCGGTTCTGGCTTTGGTGGATACGGGAACTATGTCCTTGTCCAAGGTGCAGGCGGCTTATCCTATCTTTATGCTCACAATAGCAAGAATAAGGTTAAAGCTGGCGATACCGTAAGCAAAGGGCAGATCCTAGGATTAGTCGGAAGCACAGGCGATAGCAGGGGTCCACACGTTCACTTTGAAGTGAGGAAAGGTGGACAGGCAATCAACCCCGAATCATTAGGTGGTGGTAGTTTCAGCGGCGGCGTAGCCGGTACAGCTAGTGTGAGAAATTGGATCAAAGCTGCTATGGGTATAACGGGCGTTCCGGACAGTTGGTTAAAACCACTTACAACCATTGCGATGAAGGAGTCCGGCGGTAATCCAAGGGTAGTCAACACTTGGGACATCAACGCCAAGCGTGGTACACCGTCCATGGGACTTATGCAAACGATCATGCCGACATTCATGGCATACAAGAAAAAAGGCTTGGATAGCATCATGAACCCGATCCACAACGCTGTTGCAGCAATCAATTACATCAAGAAACGTTATGGCACCGTCTTTAATACACCAGGAATCAAGTCAATGATGAGTGGCGGCCCTTACAGGGGGTATGCAGATGGTGGGATTGTGGATTATCCGCAATTAGCGTGGATCGCTGAAGGTGGTTGGGCTGAGTCTATCATTTCCCATGATCCAGCCAAGCGAGTGAGCCAGCGGGCTATATGGGAGCAGACTGGACGAGAGTTAGGTTTTGATCGAGGAAGTGACAATGGTGAAGTTATCAGTTTGCTCATGAGGATAGCAGAAGCTGTTGAAGCTGGACAAGACTTGCAAGTCATCATGAATGATCAAGTTGTCGCAAGAGTCTTGGAACCTGTTATTACCAAGTTGCAGGGCAGAAAAACAAAACGTACAAGGAGGGCGCCTAAATGATCAGCATGACTTTTAACGGAATACGAAAACCATTCGTTACCGTTTTGGAGAAAAAGCGGCCATATTGGGCGCCTTTAAATAGAAATATCCATACAACTCGGTCTGGTCATACCAGATTATTAAGCACTGAAAAAGAGGTCTTGATGATCCCTGTTACCTTATTCATTGATGGTAATAGTAAAGAGGATTTGTTGAATAAAGCAGAAGAAGTTGCCGGGTGGTTGATCACGAAGGAAGCAGAGAAGCTTACATTTGATGATCAACCCAATAGGCACTTTATGGCGGCATTAGATGGCGGAGTAGACGAAGATGAAATCGTGTCATTTTCCCGTTGAATTTGCATGTTTGTATAAAATGGGTGCTGAACATACTTTGTCTATCACAACTTCAAATCAAATATTTACTATCGGCGGCCAAGAATCAACGCCTTGGACCAGCCGAACCCGATTCACCGTCCCACAATCGTCATTTAGCTTGGAAACTAGCAAAGGCGGCAAAGTCTTACTAAACTATGATTTTATTGCAGGCGATGTGTTGGAGATTGATTATGGTAAAAGGGACGTACGGCTAAACGGCAAGGATTTGGCTGTTTCCATTGCGTTTGAGACAGTGTGGAAAGAGTTGGAGCCGGGGGTCGTGCAGATCAAAGCGAGTCATCAGACGGAGTTAATGTATAGCGAAAGATATTATTAAAGTTGTTAAAGAAGGACTTCCCTCGCTTTTTGTCGAAAGCAATTGTTAGCAGAAAGGTGGAGGGAATTGAAAACAGTATTTGTTATTTCGTTAAATTCGAAAAAAATACCTGACGGGTTTGATATCATTATTTCAAAAAACGAACCCAGTAGAGCACAGATTGAAGAGTTAATAACATTTATTGGGTTCGGTTTAGAGGAAAAGTGGAATTTGAACTATGTTAATTTTCAGCAAGACCCAGGTAAATGGAAAATTTATGAATATGAAATCGATACAGTTGAGTGTTTTATTGTAGTAGAAAGAGAAAAAGTAATTGAGTTTCCAAAGTGAGGGCGTCCACCAGGGCATTCTTTTTTTAAAAATAAAGGAAAGATATTATTAGGAGGCGGTAAGGATGAGTGAAGAAAGAATTAAGAGGTTAGAAAATAAAGTTGCTGTTTTGGAAGGCTATATAAGCGTATTACAAACTGATATTAATTTATTAATTTCTAGGGCTGGACATTTAGAAGGGCGGTCAGTTGAATTTAAATCAAAGGACCATTCAAATAGACAGCATTAACATTGTTTAGCTGAGTACATTCTTTACGTAGATTTTCAACGAAGTGCTTAAATGGTTCTAGAACATGCAACACTTCTGAGCCTAAATTAGCAGAACAATTAGGGCAAACATATTGTTTATTATGGCTTACGGAGACGACGTTAAATCTTAGTGTACCTCCACAATTACAGTGGATTTCAAATGTTAAATTAATTTTAATCACTTTCTCTCTTTTCTATTTCTTGACCGCCCTTTAGTCCTATTTCGACAAAAAGAGGTGTTATCCTGCAAGAAAGGAGGAAACCTGTGCTTTACATCTATAAAGTAACACTGATAATCGAGGGAGGTGAATCATGCAAATGACTTCTTATCTGCAACTGGATGGAGTTAATGACTATTTAGAAATACCCAGCAATCCGTTGTACACAAATACAGGAGCTTATGAAATATCCTTTCGAACAAGTACACCATCAAGGGAAAAAGAGGGCAATCTGATATTCGGCAAATATAACGGAGAATACTTTAGTACAAACGGCATTGGTATGTATGTAGATAATGGAGGGTTCTTACTCGTTCAAGTAAAAAGTGTTCAAACTGATGGATCTAACTATCATAGATCAAGCATGCAAATTACTGATGGACTGCAACATGTTGTCAAAATTGAGTTTTTCGACCAACAAACAATAAAAGTGTACATTGACGGAACATTAGATGGAACAATTCATTTTAACGAAACATTCGACTCTGCGTCTACACCTATTAGGATAGGTAAGTCAGAAGATACGTGGTGGGGTATGTTTAAAGGTGACCTGTTCTATTTAAAAGTATACAACGATGTCAATACTCTTGTAGGAGAGTGGGACTTTAGGACAGGAACAGTGTTAGATCAAACATCGAATAACAATAACGCGACGTTGATTGGTGGAACATGGGTGGATAACAGTAACATAAACACTGATGAATGGAAAAAACATTCATCAGAGATTTATATACTTAGCCAGGACGACAAACTTTTAACAACTTTATCTGAATCCACTGGGCTTGTCAGTACAATGTTTAAGGACCAATTAAACAACGTACCAGACGAGCCATTTATTTTCACCGTCTATGCAGATGTTAAGCAGGCGCAACATGTCAAAGAGGAAAATCAAGTTGTCTTTCGCGACAAGGAAGGCGATCTGCGGCTGTACGTCATAAAAGAATTGGATGACGTCGACAATAACGATGGCCCACAAACCACGGCTACATGTGAGCCAGCATTTATGGAGCTTAATGAGCATGTCATAGAGGACAGGCGCTTCGTGGACAAAGAAGCACAGGAAGCTTTAACAGCCGCCTTACAAGGCACACGCTGGACAGGAACGGTTGAAGTCTCGCTTGGCAAAGCTACCACAAACTTTTACTATATCTCTTCTGTGGATGCCATCTGGAATATCCTAGAAGTATGGGGCGGCGAATTTAAAGACGTTGTTACATTTGACGGTAATAAGATTACGAAACGTGAAATCCGAATCAAACAGCGTCTTGGAGCTGACAGGGGCGCATGGTTTGAAATCGACCATAACATCGAAGAAATTGAACGTACTGTTTTGTCTTATCCTGTCACAGCGCTTTATGGCCGTGGTGCATCTTTGGAAATCGAAGATGAAGAAACAGGCGAGCATACTGGTGGATATACACGTCTTATTGACTTTGCAGATGTTGAGTGGAAGAAATCGAAAGGTGATCCTGTCGATAAGCCAAAAGGCCAAAAGTGGGTCGGGGATCCGGATGCTCTTTTAAAATATGGCCGTAAGCATAATGGTCAGCTGCTACACCGGTACGGCATTTTTGAGAATGGCGATTATGAAGACCCAGCAGAATTGCTATGGGCCACTTGGCAGCAGCTGCAGGAAGAGAAGAAGGCAGAAGTTAATTATCGTTTGGCTGTCCATTTATTTGACAAACCTGTTAGCTTGGGTGATACAGCTCGAGCGTTTGACCGTCAATTTACACGTCCGATTGAAATCCAAACAAGGGTCATTGCAATTGAATATGATCTGCTGGACATCGAAGGCACAACCGTTGTTGAGATGGGCCAGTTTTTATCTGCCCATGACGATGATCTATATCGGGAAATCAATGATATAAAAGAATCTCTTAACAAGCCAAGACCGACAAAACCTATTGATGGTAATAGCTTCCCGGACATTAAGCCTGGTACACCAGTCAATGTCGAAGCAAACGGAGCCTTCCAAACGATCCATTTGTTTTGGGATTACGACAGCAAGGTTTATATCAGCCATTACGAAGTCTATGGGTCCCAGGTAAAAGACTTTATCCCAGACAGTCAACACATGCTATGGCGTGGTAGAACGTCTGCATTTAACCACGAAGTCAGCACTGACGAGGTTTGGTACTACCGTGTACGGGCGGTCAACACAAGAGGTACACCCGGTGATTTCAGCCCGCAAGTATCTGCAGCAACTGTGCGGATTATTACTGATGATATTCTCTTTGGCTCAATTATAGCCGATCATTTAACAAACAATCTGGATATTGCCGACAAGCTGGCTCAAAACACTATTGATCGTATAAACGAAGGTCCAATGCAGGAAATCCAATACAAGCAAGCTGAGATACAAGCAACTGAGAACAGACTGCTTGAAGACTTAGCTAATAAAGCTGGCCTAGATTATGTCAATGGTCAGTTGATTTCGAAAGTGGATAATATCGACTTTCAAAACGCCATGTTTGATGTTGATACTCAACTCAACACAATTAATGCAAGTGTGACAAACATATCTGGTAATGTGGACAGTCTCACTGGGCAGGTAAACAATGTTAATGCTCAGGTAGCCAGCCTTGACATAAAAGCTAATCAGATAACGCAGAGTGTGAGTGAGGTTCGGGCTGATTTAGATGGGTTGGAGATTGGTGGACGTAACCTGGCATCACGAAATAAAATATTGGCGTGGGAGAATGGTTTTGTTAGAACAGATAACACCTTTCGTCTAACTGGTTTAAAAGCAGGGCTTTCCATTCATGAGAATACTTATGAGCCTGATACAGGCTATGTATTTTCTTTTAAATTTAAAAAAATATCAGGGACAATAAAAAGTGTTGCCGGCCATGCTGCGCTTTCAAATATTCAGGCAGTTTATAGAGATGGTGTAAAACTAAGTTCATCTTCATGGTCAGCGGGAGACGCTAATTTCCCAGATGATAATAAAGTTTATTCATATACAATTTACTTTAAAACAAAAACAGAAATAGGAACTACTAATGACAGGATTTATATCCAGCCTAACAGAGTGTCGCCGTCATATGCTTATGAATATGTTGCCGAAGTTTGGGACTTGCAATTAGAAAAAGGAAACAAAGCAACCGATTGGACGCCAGCTCCCGAAGATACAGACGCCCGTATTAAATCAGCCGAAACTCTTATCGATCAAAAGGCTGATAAATTAGCATTGTCTGCCGTATCGACAAGCGTGGATAGCCTCACTGGTCGCATGTCCAACGCCGAAACAACCCTAAACTTAATCCCTGGGCAATTGGAGGCAAAAGTCGATAATGACGGTATCGTACAGGCTATTAATTTTTCTAAAGAGGGCATACTCATTTCTGGTACCAAACTCCACATCACAGCCCAAACAGAGATTGATGACGCTGTAATCGGTACTGCTGCAATAGCCGATGCATCTATCACAAGAGCAAAATTTGGAAAAGCTGTTATTGGTACTGCGCAGATCGAGGACGCGGCTATTACCGATGCCAAAGTAGCGACTTTGAGCGCTGATAAACTAAATGCTGGCGCCATTCGAGGGATTGATGTGTATGGCTCAAAATTTCGATCTAGTGATGGCTATACATCTTTTTATGTAGAGGGCGGCAACGTGCTCATGACTGTTAATGACGGCAGGAAAATGACAATTGACAATAGCGGGATATATTACAAAGGCGCCAACGGAGACGTTTTGTTCCAGTCGAGCCGTAAACTCACTACCTCCGACATTTTTGGCACGTCCGAACATAACGTTTATCTTGCATCATTCAAGGAGACTCGATCGGTCACATACGATACAGCGCTAACCGGATCGGGCTACGTGGATGACTACGTGTATGTCCCACATCGAGCGCAAGGTTACTACGGTAATTTTCTCAACGTGAACCCGTATGGTGACGCCGTAAACGTCTATTTAAGACCGCTATCCAACGGAGAAGTAAGAGTTACGCGTAACGAAACAACGAATGATTATTTACCTTTACGGGCGCAGAACGTTTTGGCGCATCGAATAATGTTGAATGAATTTGACACGAGCAGTAAGCATTTGTATATCTATGCTCCCGATGAAGTTAGGATATCGTCATCAGTTAATGATAATGGACTTGGAAGATTGCGGGCTTCGGACGTATATGCCAGCAGTATTACTTTAAATGCTTTAGGAAATGCCCAACACCTTAATTTATTTGTTGTTGGTAGCGATGCAGAAGTCAGGATCAAACACCGTCAAGACGATAGTTATCGTCCAATCTCAGCAGCGGATTTTAAAGTTCGATCGAGCCGAAAATCTAAAGAAAATATAACACCTTTTAAAGAAAATGCTTTAGATGCTATAAGCGGATTGGAAGTTGTTGAGTTTAACTATAAACATGACGATTCTAAACGTATCGGCTTTATTGCCGAGGCAAGTTCGGTTATTGCGTCATCTGACAACGAGTTTATCAGTTTATCGGAAGTGACAACGCTACTCACTAAAGCTACAAAGGAATTGGACATGAGAACAGCATACATCGATGAAAAGACTGATTACATTGACGAGAAGGTCGATTACATTGATAGAAAGATAAATGAGTTCAAAAAGGCTTATAACAGCGTTCCTTGTCAACTGCATCGAGAAAGTTGGGATGAAAATGATTCCGAACCAGCCAGCCTAGATGTGAAGGGTATGGATGGAGAGATTGAACACGTCAAAGATGAAATGAATTGGCTCAAACTCGAAAACCAGTATCTTAAACAAAAAATTAAACAATTGGAGGATAAGATTGCATGAAAGTAGAAATCGAAAACGGCAAACTGGCTGCGGCCATTAATTTTATGTATGGGGTGAAACTGGCAAGGAAACAATCAAGATTCCGCCGTCATTTCATTCAGCAAATGAGCGATAGACTGAAACAGGTTGAGGAAGACAGGAAAGCTCTCCTGGAAGAACATTCTCATAAAGATGGTGAAGGCAAAGCGATCGTGAAAGACGGGCAATATGACGTCAAAGACATGGTCGCTTTTTCTAATGATGTGAAAGAGTTAAATAAAGAAAAACTCGTGATTGAGGGCGGTGATAACCGTGAAATGATTCGGACCATCAAAGTTGTGCTGGAAAAGTTAGAAGATGAAGAGTACGAAGGCCAAGACAGCGAAATTTATGATTATCTATGTGATCAATTCAAAGTAGATGAAGAGGGAGAGGATCAATAATGCAAATCACAATTAACCAAATAACGCCACGCCGAGAAAACAATGGAATCACAAGTGTCCAGGTTCATTTCACAGCACGTACACCAGATGGAAACATTAACTTGAGTGGAAATATTCCAGTTGCTGAATTTACAAATTCAATCGACTTCGGCGTACTTGAAACGACAGTCAAGCAGGAATTGATTAATCGGATTATGAACGGTGAGAGTCCTACTGAATAAGTGGGGCTTTATGTTTAAATCATGGCGAAGTGGGTAATATAGATAATATAGCAGTTTACCAAACTGCTAATATAAAAGCGGGGTGATTGTGTGAGTTTTATCATCACTCCAGGGGGTTACCGCATACCAGATATGTTTTTCATGCGCCTAGTGTCTTGAAATGGTTGAGGTCACTTATACATTTATATTCAATTAATCTGGTGTATACCCTCTGTATAAAAGTGACATCAATAAAGGCACTTACAGCACAAAAAACATTCGGGCGCTTGATAAGCCGTTGATAACCATTCGACGGCTTATTTTTATTTTTAAAAAAAGGAGAAACTATATGGAAACTATATTTAAATCAGTTGTCGCTGTCATCGGGGCGATCATTACATTTTTATTGGGAGGTTGGTCGCCTTTGTTACAGGTGCTAGTTATTTTCATTGTCATGGATTACGTATTGGGATTTTTGGTTGCAGCAACGCATGGAGAATTAAACAGTTCAATCGGATTCAAAGGGATTGCCAAAAAGGTAATCATCCTGTCATTGGTAGCAGTAGCTTACGCAATTGATACGATCATGGGAGATGGCACGTTTATAAGAGACGCTGTCATCTTCTTTTATTTGGCCAATGAGTTGTTGAGTATTTTGGAGACGGTGGGCAAAACGAACTTGCCAGTACCGGATGTGCTTAAAAAGGCAGTTGAAAAATTAAACGATAAGAGTGACGCATAA